GGGCCGGGAGACTGGCCCTTTTTTTTTACTTGCAATCAAAATTTAAATCATTATTAATTAAATAGTATTCCTAAGCCTAAATGAAATAAGTGGGGCTTTCAAAACACTTTATTTTCACTTAACAATTAACACTCAAATTTAACTTTAATAAAAGGATATTTTTGTGGGTAAAGCTATAAAGAAAAGTAGTGAAGAAGCATTGAACCAGGCGTTGGACAAGCTAGTGATGGTCTGTCCAAACAAGAAAACTTATGATGAGTTAACTAGTTTAATGTTTCAATTGTATTGTGGAAATGACTTTGGTTTAGGAAATTTCAGTCTTTCTTTTCTCGACAAAATCGAGGATAGATGGCAATCAGGACGTAAAGCTGCAGCGAAAGCTAAAGGCATTAGCCTGGTTGTTAAAAATGCTTAACCACGGTGTCATTACTACATCCATATCTTTTCCCGCATCGTGGTTATGCAAATGCAAAAAGTACCTAGACTACTAAAACAATCCATAATTATGATGGAGTTCATGTCCGGTGAGGACAGGATGTTCTATCTACAGAAAATGTGGAATTTGTATATTGATGTATATGTTAGAACTCCAGCAAGGAGTAGTGGTCGTAAGCGAAAAAATACTCCAATTGCAAAAAGGAAAGCCTATGAATTGTGCTCCGAACTTACTAAAATTTTTGGGCATTAAATTGAGCCTAGAGATTGTAAAACCAAAAGCTTTTTCTGAACAAAGATTGTTTCAGGCTATCCTGGTACAGGCATTAGAGGACGCAGTAAACCCATCAGGTTTTAAAAAGGAAACGTACCATAAACATGATTCCCATAAATGGTTTGTGAGTAATAGTGTAGACTTTCAAGACGTATGTTGGGGTGCTGACATGGATCCTGAATTTGTAAGAGGTGAGTATATGAAAATGGTTGATTCAGGTAAAATACATTTTACCAAGTTACAGGTATCCTGGATTAAGTATAGAGATTTATATAAGAGGTATCGAGAATGTGGGAGTAAAGAGGAGAGAAGAATTATTAAAAAATTGATATTAAAAGAAAATTTAAAAAGATTAGAGGATTAGTCACGGGGGACGAATGAATCTAACTCCTGGGGGGAAAAACCAGAGAGCAATTATTGTTAGACCCCCAGAAGTCATTAACCAAAGTTTATAAGTGTTAAATAACACAGGTTAACTGTAACAGAATACCGGCCACCGGGCAATGGAAAAAATTCTACTATATAGATTATCTAGAGTGATTGAAAAAGAAAAGTGCTCAGGGGGTAAAAGAGGTGTATCTGGTGTATCTAATGTTCTATTAGTCAATAATACCAATGGTTTTAATCAATTTTAGTGGTGTATCTATGGTGTATCTATGGTGTATCTGGGATACACCACTCTTGCGGGAACGTTATCGAAACTTTTTAGGGCTATTACATTTGGTTAGAATAATCTATATAGTAGAAAATTATGTATAAAAGATTTAAAGCTTTGGGAATGTTGGGTTCTCATTTGTTTACTTCAGGCAAAAACTATTTTAAGTCTGGTGGTAAAAAGACTAAAGATATTATGAGAGAATCGAGTATATCCAGAGAATCAGCTAAGGCTGATATCAAAAGCGAGATAAAAAGAAAAGCTTTTCCAAGAGGTGGTAAAAAACCATCTGATTTTTACAATAAACCTAAAGGAAGATAATGCCTGGTGGACTTAAAAAGAAATCACTAAGAACCGAATTAGATTTAACTCCAAAACAAAAAATGTTTGTCGAAATCTATGTTCAAGATTGGGGTAACATAACACAAGCTGAAGCGCTTAAACGTGCAGGCTATGTTTGTACTAATGAAAAAGATTATGGATCTGTTGCATCAAGAATGTTATCTAGAAAGCATAGTCCACATATAGCAAAATACTTTGATAAATTATTTGAAAGAGAAGTTAAAAAATACGAGAGTGACAACCTAAGACGGTACAAAAGATTAGAAAGAATTGCCAACAGCGCTGAAAAAGAAAAACAGTACGCAGCAGCAATTAATGCAGAATATAGATCTGGCCAATTAGCCGGAGCATATGTAGATCGTAAAGAAGTAACTGTTAGTGGTTTGGAGGGTATGTCACGTGAGCAACTTGAAAAAAAGCTCGAGGAATTATCAAACAAAATCGATGGGCACAACGCCAAAACGATTGTTGTTGAATCCGAAGACGTTGCAGAAATTGAACAAGGCTAGTTGGTCTGATTGGTTAGATGTATTTAATCAAGTACATAATTCTACCATCACCACTTCAATTGGTAAAATTAAGGTAGAGATTGATGACTAAAAGAAAACGACAACAATCAAAAATACTTAACTTTGATTTTAAAAATCTCGGAAACATTATTGATGATTATCCATTTGTTGAGATAGAGTGGTTGGATATCGAAGGTGATGCTGGTTGGTCTAGCACAAAAGATTTAAGCAAAGAACAATTACCTGTATGTGTATCAAAGGGTTACTTACTTAGTCAGAAGAATGGGATAACTAGAATATTTAGTGATTACATTAAGTCAAAAGATAAACCAACGTTTGACAATATTGGTGCAACAACTATTATTCCAACAGCAGTAATCAAATCAATTAGGAAAATTAAAATATAAATTACTTACTTAATCATGTCTAATAAAAACGGGGAAACTAGGCTATGGCAGAAAGTAAAAAAAGGACTGACTGATTGCTTCTTAACTCGCATAGAATCTAGCACTATCAATGGTATTCCAGATGTTCACGTAGTCATGGGCAACGAAGTTTTTTGGATAGAAATGAAATCAGATTCATTAAGTTATCCCAAGCTAAATAAGTGGCAGATTGTATGGATTAACAAATATATTAAAGCTGGTGGTAAAGTAATTATCTTGAAAGAGACCCTCTTGCAGAAGTCTCTTAAACTCTACAGACCGGTGTCCGTTTTTACTGATCCTCGTTCCCTCGTCCCGTTTTGCTCGTTCTCGTTCCCGTTACAATGGCCAACGGTCCAGCAGCGCATCCTTCAGGAGCTGGCCCTGCCTCCTCAGGCAGCGTAATCCTCGTTCTCGTTTCCTGGCCACCGTTTCTTTCCTCTTTGTTTACGGTGGCCTGGTGACGGGACCTGCAGCTCAGGATGCTGGATCTCGTTTCTCGTTCTCGTTCTATGGATGAACCTCGTTCTCGTTTACTGGCTACTGGTGCACCCCCCGCAGCGTGAGCTTCAGGGGGTGCTGGGATCTCCTTCGGTAGAAACTTTTGCTTGACGAGTATCCCATGATGTCGTATGGTCAGACTAAACAAAGGAGAAACAATGGCAATAGATTTCGATGCCCTCGATCTCGTTCGAGGAGAGAACAAAGCTCGTTCCTACAACAAGAGAGTAGATGAGCTCCAGCAGCAGGTGACTCTGCTCAGGGAGCTGGCAACTCAGATGGTAAAAGAACTTCCCGTGGAAAAGAAATGGTCTTTTGAAGAAAGATTAAAAAAAATAAAAGAAAGGCCTTGACAGGTATCCCATCGTGTCTTATATGTAACTCGTTAACCAAAGGAGAACTACATGAGCAAAGAGAAAGAAAAAGAGAAACCTGCTAAACAAGAAGACAAACCTGAAGAAGGCAAAGTATACGCACTGACCGGTGGCCCGGGCACGCGCTGCATCGCCAACGGTAACACCTGGAAAGACTCGGAGGTTAAAGATGACTGATGAAGTGAAGGAATGGTTTCTTATGCCAACCATCACCGAATGCCTCGTGGAGTATCAGATGCAAGAGCTAGGATTAATATCAGACATTGCCCAACACGGATGCAGCGGAGGCGTTGCTGGTATTATATATTACGATGAAACAACTGCGTTTCACCAACAACATGAGGAAGAGATCTGGCAACTGGTCCATGATCAAGCCGATGCAGCTGGTCTACAAAGTGGTGAATTCCTTCAGCATATATCCAAAGATCCAGGCTCGTTAAAGCATTTACTCAATGATCTCGTCTGGTGGGCTGTCGAAGTTAGAGCTCAGGAGGTCCTGGATAATCCTTCACCTGCAGCTGGAGCTTCCACATGACATTAGTTGTCGTTTGGCTGTGCCTTTTGTTTATGTTTCCCGGTTTCACATTAGCGGGCACTGGGATCCTGATGCTCTCGCTCGTTGGTATACTATGATGTCCTACCTCGTCTCGTTTCTAGAGTTGCACCCCCCTGCGCAGAAGCTACTGCTGGATCACAGGACTGGCGCTGGAAACTCTGGTGGTAAAGCTCGGTCTCGTTTGAAAGAATGGATAACATCTGTGTTGGATTACTATGGAGTTCACCCCCCTGCGCAGAAGCTACTGCTGGTAAAAAACTTGGGTTTCTAATTTAGAATGATTCTAAAAGATAATTGTTGCAAAGGTATATAAGATACGATAAGACATTAAAATTAATCAACAAAGGAGAAAAGTTATGGGACTAGATCAACACGCACACCTACGAGGTCAAAAGGTAGATTGGGACAAATACTATTCTGATGATCAAGAGGAACAATCAAAAGTTTTTGTGTGGAGAAAACACGCAAGACTTCAACAGTTCATGGCGAAGAAGTGGGACGAACAAAACACAAACCATGAGCATGACGGAATGTTATCACATTTAGGATTTAATTCTGATTGTGAAGCCCCTGTCTATATCACTCAAGAGGTTGCTAAAGAATTAGCCGAACAGATACAAGAGGGTTTTAAAGATTACAAAGCCGAAGACGGATTTTTCTGGGGGCAACAGTTTCAAGAGGAAAGTGTCAAGGAGTACAAGGAACAAGATATCAAGTTCCTTAAATTTTGCGAACAAGCTATCAACGATAAAAAGGTCGTTGAATATTGGTGTAGTTGGTAATGGCTAAAGATAAAATTAACGAGGCGACAGTAGTCGCCTCGCCTCGTCCTCGTATTGAGGGTTATGCCGTTGTATTAACATGGAGATATCCAGACGGCACATGGAACACGGAAACAATAAACCAAGAGGAATTGCCCGATAGTTTTAAAGACTATTTAACTGAATATGAAAAAGAAAAAGAATGCTAGTTTTATTATTGCTAGACTTAATAAACTTAATTAAAAAAAAGATAAATAACTTGTTGCATAAGATTTCATAAGATGTATTAATTAGGAGTATTTATAAAAATACATAACTTAACAAAGAGGTAAAAATGCCAAACGCGATAAAGAAGCTAAAGCAAGACGAGAAGAAAGTTGTTGTTGCTTATGTTAAACTAAAGCTTAAAGCAAATAGACTATCTAAAGAGTTAGATACAATGAAACAAAACATTGTTGATTGCTTTGAGAGAACAAACCAAAACTTGATCATTGTTCAAGATGACAATGGCGAAAGCTTTGGACTACAAAAAATAAATCGTAAAAGAAAAAAGTTTGAAACAGCAAACTTTAAAATTGCTCACAACGATTTGTATAATAAATTCACTACTGAATTAGAATATAGTGAATACAAAGCGATCGGAGATAACAATGCCCAATAATGATTTGATTAATATTGCAAATGTATTGAGTGAGAAGTTAAACTCTAATGCGCCTACTTCACTAGCTGACATGGTGGTGGACAATGGACAGAAAAAACAACTCAACTATGAGATCATGTTTCAACTGTTAATGGGCGAGTGTGAAAAACATATACTTGAGAATGTTGGCAACCCAACGATTGACGAGTTCAAGGACAATATACTTAAGAAGTTCAGTACACTTGTTCAAGCAATACACAACACAGAATAATAAACACTAAACAATGGCGCGTTATACTACGCGCCATTGGTGTATCTAGCCTGTACCTGTTACAAGGCTCATATCATTTATAAAAATCGTTTTTAATTTTACCTATCCAGGAGTTCGCGTTCTGGGGCTAGGTTTTCTGTGGCGAAAGGGTTTACAAAGTAGGATATACAAATATACTAGGGTCCCAAACGAGATGAAAATAAA